TTTATAATGTTAAATATACAATGTCTGGTTATAAAAGATTAGGCAAAGTACCAAATACAATTTAATTATGCAACAAGTAAATATAACCGCACTTAAATATGAAGTTGATTTTTATCAAGTTGATGTTAGTCAATATGTAGGCGGTGAACCATTTAATGCAATTACTTTTATCAATTATGGCACTAGCGTGGTAAGAATTGAAAACGTAGTATTGCAACCAAATCAGCAATTTGAAGTACCAGCTAATGCAGGTGAAGTAAGTACACAAAGATTTTTTGTGAACTTTGGTAGCAGCACTACAGGTAATAATTGCACAATAGTTAGTAAGAGATATTTAAACTTATAATAAATGAAATTAGGGGTAACATTAGATATACTAAATCAGAAGGATACTCCTGCATTTTATGCAGATACTTTAGCTAATAGACCTGCTGCAGGTTTTACAGGCAGAGTATTTATTTCAACTGATACTTTAGATTTATATAGAGATACAGGTACTACATGGGTACTATTAAGCCCATCAAGTACAGGAACAATAACAGGTAGCGGTGCTGCAGGACAGGTAACATACTTTAGTGCAGCATCTAGCATTACAGGCAGTAATAACTTATTTTATGATACGGGAAATAGTAGATTAGGTATTAATACTAATACTCCTACTGCTCCATTAGATGTACATAGTAGTTTATCAGGTGCATTGATGCAATTAAATCAGACATCAGGAATTTTAGATAGTCAATTAGCTTTCCAAAGTGCAAACGTAGGAAAATGGCGGATTGGTTCATACTATAATGCAGGGCAATATAGTTTTGGGATTTATGATGTTTTTAATAGTAGAGAAAGATTTAGCGTATTAAATACAGGTCAAACTTTTGTAGGTGACCAAATAAGTAGCAGCGGAAAATTAGTAGTTAATAGTGGCAGTTTAGGTGATACAGGTTTAGTAGTTATTAGTCAAACTTCACCCAGCATAAGAATTAATAATGGTGGAACAGGAGCAAATTATAGATGCGGTTTAGGTATTTCTACAGGAGCTAATAATTTTATTCAAGGGAGTGTAGATGGGGATTTTTGTATTTTTAATGCAAACACAGGAACATTTCCAATATTATTTGGTATTAATGATACAGGTTTAGGCAGTGTACAAGAGGCTGCAAGAGTATCTCCTGCACGAAATTTTCTTGTTGGTACAACAACTGATAGCGGATTTAAACTTAATGTAAGTGGTACAGGTAGATTTAGTGGACAAGTTACATTTGGTACAAATAGTAGAGGATTTATAAGAGAACCAGCAGGTGATGTTGAAATAGGTGGTACTGCAGGGGCAGCATTAAAGCTATATTCAAATGATACTGAATATGCGAGATTAGCACCAAGTACAGGATTTACAACTACACTTCCATTTGGTGGCACAAGTGCAAACTTTAGTGGAGTAGTTACAACTAATTCATATTTTGCAGTTGATACAACATCAAGTTCTTATATAATTCAAGGTACTTTTGGTTGGAATAATTTAAGAGGTACTACAATAACAGGTAAAACTGCAAGTATTTATGATTTAGCTTTATATAGTGCAAGTGGTGGTTCTTTATTAGTAAACCCAACGGCAACAAACACATTAGCTTTTATTGGTGGTGGAAATTTTTTAATCGGAACAACAACAGACAACGGGCAAAAATTACAAGTTAATGGTGATGTTAATGGTATAAATTTTAATAGCGAAAGAGGGATTATTTCAGTTGCTCCATTAGCTGCAACAACATTTTTTACACCTACAAGTGTAGGTTTATATATTGCACACATTTTTTTATCTGGTAACCAAACACAAACATGGGATGCTTCAATAATATTTTTGTTTAATACAACAAATATTTTAGTTGCTAATCAAATTAATGGAACAAACGTATCTATTAGTGTAAGTGGTGCAAATATACAAGTAACACAAATAGGTGGTAGTACTTTTAACTTTAATTATGATGTTATAAAAATTAGATAAATAAAATAATATGAAACAAATACAACCTTTAGTATTATGGGTAAATGGACAACAAGTAACCGCAACCCTTTTTAACTTAATTATCATTAATGATAACTTATTAAATAGTGCAACATTTTATTGGCAGTTATTAGATGCTGATGCAAATAAATTACAAGACGGAAATTTAACAATGGGTGAACCTGATTATGATGTATGGGGTTCAAGTGCAGATATTAATCAAGCTGCTTATCAGTGGGCTGCATCAAAATTAAATATTACCTTAGTATAACTTTTTTAACCTTCAAACCTTACAAAAAATGGAACAACTAACAAACGAAAAAGCATTACAAATTATAAAAGAAGTAATGGATGCTGCAACAAAGGGTGGATTATTTCCAAACATGGATGCAACATTTTTAGCAGCCAATGCTTTTAATGTAATTTCTAAAGCAGTATTAAATAGTGAAAAAGTTGAGCATGGGCATTGAGATAATAATTAGTGCATTTGCTTTTGTAGCAGTTGCTGGTGGATTTTATTATAATACCAAAACTAGATTAGATAAAATAGAAATAGATTTATCTAGCTATAAAAATTCATCTACTGAAATAGTAGATAGATTAGCACGAATAGAAACAAAATTAGATTTTGTAACTAAAAAATAAGATGTACAAAATTTCTTTATATACTAGAAAAAAAGCAAAAAAGCTAAATGTAATTGTATTACCTAGTGAAAAAAGAAATAAGAAAATTGATGTTTATGATATTTATGGTAATTTATTAGCTAGTATTGGTGATCCTAATTATTTAGATTATCCAAGCTATTTAAAATATTGCGGTAAAAAGATAGCAGAAGAAAGACGGAAAGCATATAAGATAAGGCACGAAAATGATAGACATATTAAAGGAAGTGCTGGATATTATGCAGATCAATTATTATGGTAATTAAAATTAATTTTATGTTTAAAAATTGGAAAACAAGTTTATTTGGATTAGGTAGCATATTAACAGGAGTAGCAACCATATTTAAGGGTGATGCAGTTGCTGGAGTAACGGCTATTATTACAGGATTAGGTTTAGTAGTTGCTAAAGATTCAGAAACAATTAAATAATATGAATACAACTACAAAAGTAGTAGTTATATCGGCTATTGTATTATTATTATTAACTGCAAATATTAAAGAAGTGTCAGGAAAGGCTTTAGCATTAATTAAAAGATTTGAGGGTGAGAAATTAAGCAGTTATCAAGATCAGGCTGGTATTTGGACTATAGGATGGGGATCTACTTATCACCATGACCTTAAAAGAAGGGTTCAAAAAGGTGATTTAATAGATAAAGAAACTGCTTTAAGATGGTTGAGGCTGGATGCTAAATCATTTGCAGATAATGTAAAGAAATTAGTAAAAGTACCTATAAATCAAAATCAGCTAGATTCTTTAACATCATTTAGTTATAATATTGGATCAAATGCTTTTGCAGGATCTACATTATTAAGGAAATTGAATCAGGGTGCATCTAAACAGGAAGTAGCTTTAGAGTTTCCTAAATGGAATAAAGTTACAATTAATGGTGAAAAAGTTGTATCTAATGGATTAGTTAATAGGAGAAAATTAGAGGCTGATTTATTTTTAAGTTAAGTAAGGTTTGATTGATAGTTGTTTATTGATTAGGAAAACCCCCATTTAGGGGGTTTTTTCGTTTATGTATATTCGTTCTGCAAATTGCTTTGTTTCTTTATAGTACAGGTTAAAATAGTAAGCATTGATCATTTTACAAAAATTGGTAAAAGTATTAAGATTGCTAATATTTCGGTATTTGCGTGGCATAGCTTTATCTTCAAAAAAAACTATAGCCGTATATAGTGTTTTACCCATTATAGATTTTTATCTTTTATACAAAAATACCTAACACCATCTTTAGTAATTGCCTTTAATTTTCGGGATATTACCAGCTTTGCTAGTGATTTTAAAACTACATAAGGTTCTAAATTACTTTCTAATTTAATAGCATCTAAGGATGCTATTCTTTGTTTCTGAATTAAAAAATAAATTTTTTGGTGATTTGTCATATTTGTTTATATTTGTGATGAAAAAAGTTGATTATACCCCCCAAGTGGTTTAATTGTCAGTAAATGATCCCCCAACCTAAAAAGTTGGGGGTTTCTTTTTTGGTGCCAATTTGATAACCAGCAGAAGTAGCAAACAAACAGGTACTGCTATAAGAAAAAAATATAAAATTTTAATTATTTTCATGTCTTACTAATGATTTTACTAGATCTAATGTTGGATCATCATATTCATTATCAGCAGGATCATTATATATATCCTTATAATACTTATTAAAGTTAGGTGCAGTTAATGTAGTAAAACCATCATTATATGCTTTTTGCATTTGTTTTTTCTCGTTTCTTAATGCATCACCTATAATCTTAGATTTTTTTAATAGTTGGGTAAATTCACCCTGAAAAAAATTAGGCTGCAGGTTTTCTAATTCTTTTAGTAATTGCATTACTGCAGAATCTTTTTTTCTGATTTTTTGTTTCATTTGTTTTTATTTTGAAGGTTAAAAAAGTTGATATTTATTTTCATGATTTTTTACTATTAATTTATCATTTATCCATATCTTTAATAGCTGCTTAGCATAAGTAGTTGATTCTGCAGTCCTTTCCTTAATTTCATCTAATATATCAGAATAAAGCATTGGAATAGTAACGATCTGACTGCAGATTCTTTTACTTTCCATCTTATCTAAATCTGATGCTTTTTTACCTGTTGATTTTACCCCATCATTATCTACCTGCTGGAATACTCCGTTAAAATTCATAAGCGTTACAGGTTCAAAATCTATATCACTCCTCATAAATCTGCTGGTGAGTACATAAGTATTTTTTTCTTTGTCTTTTACTATATCCAGCGTGGATTGTGCAAACCTATCAGAATTTGCACCTATATGACCTGTTGTGCTTAAATTAGATTTGGACTGATGCAGAACGCTAATAACTAGCAAATTGTATTGTTTGGTTATTTTTTTTAACCATTTAGTAAGTAGTGAACTTTCCCGTTCATCATTATAATTAACTAATAGATCTAGCAGTCCATCTATTACCATAACGCTGCAGTCAGGATTTAATTCTAAATACCTTTCTATCATTTTTCTAATTATACCTGATCCATCTTCCCGAACTTGATAAGCGTTAAAATAATCAGGTAAACTAATTAGACCTGAAAATGCCTTAATCTTTTTAAGATTCATGTAAAAATCATAATCGGATGATTCAGTATCAAATAAACATATCTTTTTTCTATCAGTAGGAAAATTGATTTTCATACTAAATATTTCATGATGAATAAAACTTGATGCAATAGCACCCATCAGGTAACTGCTTTTACCTGCTTTGGGCAACCCCGAAAAGATACAAAAGTTAGACAAACTGCCAACCAACCGCCCCCCAATGGAAAAAATTTTATCTTCTTTGTTAGGCTCGTAATTGGGATTATATTTTCTTACTTCAAGTAATTCATCTATGGAAAGTGGTTTTTTGTCAGTAAGTTGTTCCATTTAGATATTTTGAAGTAAGGCACAAAGTAAAAAGGCTATTATTAAAACTATTAAAGCCTGTAGGTTTTTATTGTATAATAGTTGAAATATTATTTTTTTCATCTTCTAATTCATTTAGTTTATCAAAAAAAGTATCAGCCATTGTCATAGCATAACGCATATCATCCTCTAAAGTATCTTCTGAATTTCTTACATTTTGTGCATACATAGTTAAAACTACATATTCATATTTTGTAAATCCTGAAATAGGACTAAAAAATCTACCTAGAGAATCCTGCATTGGCATACATGGTTGTGCAGGGCTATTTTTTTCTATTTTCATAAAGCGTAATTTGTTTTTAATTTTAAACGAATAGTAATACCACCTGATTGATTTTCGTAAATATCAGTTATTAATTCTTTCATTAATTTAACATCATGTGGATTTAATTCAATTACTCTAATAATTACATCTTTTTCATCACAAATATTTAATAAAAAAGCATTACTAATAGTAGAAGTTTTCTTTTTCATATTAGCTCTAATTTAAAGTTAAGTGTTTGAATGTCGTTTAAATAATGATTTGCAGAATCTTCCAGCAACTGCCTGATTTCCTGCTGCAGGTTAAATGGTACATTAGATTGATCCATGCAAACAAAGTGGTTTTTTCCAGCTTTATCTTTAGCATCAAAATAGATTCGTACCCCAATAATTTCAGGGTAATCTAAAACACTCTCTAAAAAATTAATTTTTTCCTGTATTGCCTTAATTTCTAGCAATACCTTTTCGGTGGGATTGTGTGGCATAAAAAATATTTTAATTGTCAGTTAATGACTGCAAATTATTAAAATCTTTTAAACTGCCAAATATTTTATTTAAATACCCTGTATTTTAATATAAAATAAAGGTGAAAAAAGTATGTTTTAATCATTACTTTGAATGTATTTTAGACCGCCTACAGCGGTGCTAAAATACATTTTATCTGCGATAATAAGACACATAATGATAAATTTTTTTGCACAAAATTAAAAAAAGTTGAAAAATGGGTAAAAATCAGCCATTTTATTGTTTTTTTTAGTATTTTTGAGTATATGAAAAATGCTTTTTGGATAATCCCTGCAGCCATTTTAGTATGGATTGGAATCAAAAAATATAATTTATCTAAAAGTTATACCTTAAATTTTAAGCGTATAAATCTTTCAGATATTTCATTTTCTAATCCTGTAGTTAATATTGTATATGAAATAATAAATCCAACAACTACTACTGCTAATGTGCAGAATGTTACAGGAGCATTATTTTACAATGGAGTTTTTATAGGTAATATTGTTGATTTTAAACAATTTACTATAAATCAAGGATCTACTGAATTTAAAATAGCTGCTAAAATTGATTATGTAGGATTATCACAATTAGTATTGAATATGGGCAACAAATTTCAATTATATTTTGATGGTAAAATAACTATAGATTATGTTGATTTTCCTTTACAATTTACTTATCAAAAATGATGTTAATAGATAAAAAAACTTTAGCTAGTAAATTAAGCCCATTTATAAATGAGCAAAGGGTTATTATAGATAATCAGGGAGTAAATGATATTATATCAGGAATGTTAAATACACATGATAGATATAAATCAGAATATGATAAGATTTATAAATATTTTGAAGGAACAACTATAGAACAAACCTGCAGAAATATTTGGAATTTTTTAAAACAAAATGTACCATACAAAATTGAATCTGAAAACTACCAATATCTAAAATCACCTTCAAGTGTACTAAGTACCGCAAATAGTGATTGTAAAAGTTTTGCGTTATTTAGTGCAGGTTGTGCATCAGCATACCAACGTAATACAGGAAAGGATATAGATGTATATTTTAGATATGCATCTTATGATCCTTTTGATAATACACCGGAACACACTTTTTGTGTAGTAAAAGATGGAAATAAAGAATATTGGATTGATCCTGTATTAAATAAATTTAATCAAAGGAAAGAACCATATTCATATATAAATAAAAAATTAAAAAAAGATAACATGGCACTAATTGCATTAGCTGGTATTGATCAAAGAAAACAAGTAGGTAAAATTGATTTTGGTAATTTATTTAAAGATATTGTAAAATCAGCACCTGATATTATTTCTGCATCAAGAAGGGGAACAGGCGGTCAATATACACCATCAGGTTTTCCATCAAGTACAGGAACACCATATCAACAACCACAAGCACCTGTAGATAAAGGTATTAGTACAAATACTATTTTATTAATAGGCGGTGCTGCAGTAGTAGCTTATTTATTGTTTAAAAAGAAATAATGTATAATTATTATAATAAAAATAATAGAGTAGGGGATATTAAATTAGTTCCTGTAGTAACAGGTGATCCTATAACATCATTAATTGCTACAGGTGTTGCTAGTAGTATAAGTTCACTATTTGCATCATTAAAAAGACCTGCAGGTCAAGCTAGGGATGTTATTGCTGCAGTCAAAAATCAAATACAGGGTTTAGATGCTAGAAATAGATTAGCATCAGTTATTGCTGGTAGTCAGAAGAATTTTAAAGCTGCAGATGTTGATGTGCAGGAAATGTTATTATGGTATAGAAAAAATTATCCTAATGATTTTCAATCTTTATTGCCTGATGACATGATTTTTTGGAATCAATATTTAGATGGATATAGAAATAGATTTTTATTAGAAAGACCTGATCTGCAGGAATTTTTGAATCAATCATATTTTACTGAATCTGAATTAAATTATAGTAAACAACTTTCTTCACCTTTATCTACTACAAAAAAAGCTGGATTAAATATGTTTTTAACTATTGCTTTAGTAGGTGCAGGAATATTTTTATTAATAAAACAAAAAAAGAAATAACATGACTGCAGCACAAAAAGCAGCTAGAGTGAAATTTAATAAAGCTATAGCAATTAGAAAAAAGACAGGATGTAGTTTAAAAGAGGCTTTTGCACAAGTATATGGTAAAAAAACAGGTGCAGCACCTAAAAAGAAAGCAGCACCTAAAAAAAGAATAGGACTATCAGTAGTTAAAAAAGCAGCTACTAAAGTTAAAAGTTTAGTTAAAAAAGCTAAAGATGCTTATATGGAAGGTTATAATGAGGCAGCTAGAAAATCTGCATCAAAAAGAAAACCAGCATCTAAAAAGAAAAAAATTAGCGAACAGGCTATTTTAAATAAAATACATAAAGTTAAAAAATCAGTAGATGTTTTAGATGAGGCTCAGCATAAGCACATGATGGGTAAAAAATTAGGATTAGTAGAGCAGATCGGTAAAATTAAAATGGGAAGTGTATTTATTTATTATAAAGGATTTTCTATAGAAAAAATGGATTTAACCATAAAAGATAAGAAAAAGAAACTACCTATATATATAGTACATGAATTCGGAAATACATATAAAACTTTAGCTGCTGCAAAGGCTGCAATTAATTTTTTAGCTAGATAATATAAATAAAAAATGTTAATTTTACACTAATAAAAAAAAAACAAAATGGCAAGAAGAAAAAAACAAGTGAAACGCAGAAGTACACGCAGACGCATGGGTGCTACTAAAGGCGGTTTAATGTCTGCTTTATATTTAGTAGGCGGTGCAGCTATTGCACAGGGTGTTACTAAATTAGTAGATAAAGCTATGGCAAGTAGCACAATGTCAGACATGACAAAAAAAGCAATTTCAGGTGCAGCACCAATTATTGCTGGTTATTTTACCCCTAAATTTATTAAGGGTGATGTAGGTGCTAAATTAGGTGCAGGTATGATTGCAGTAGGTGGTTTGAAATTAGTTCAATCTGCTGGAGTTCTATCAGGTATCGGTGCTATGGATTTCTATAGCAATAAGCCTGTATCAGCTATTGCTGGTTATCAGGGAGCATCTGCAGGTACTTATATTGCAGGGATCAAAAATGCTGCTACATTAGAACAATGTTAATTTAACTTTTTTCACATTTAATAATAATTAAAAACATAAAGAATATGAGTTTTAGTTCTCAAATCGGCTCAAGATTAGTGTTTGAAAATTCAAGAACACTTATCGAGCAATTAGGTTATGATGCAAGTCATGCAGTATTAACCCCTTCTTATTTACGTAGTGAGGTGCTATTAACTACAAGTGCTGCATCTTATCGTGTACCTGTATTAGTAAACGATAATCAGAACGGGAACCCCACCGTTCGAGAACAAAGGCTGGCTCTCCAGGACCTGTTCATAGTTAGCCAAATCCAAATCTTCTTAGTAAGTGGTGCAGCTACAAATGGTGCAGCTAAATTTTATAGCTACCCTAACTTAACTGCTTTCCCTACAGGAGCAGCACAATTATACAATTTGTATAATGGTTATTTTAACGTACAAGTTAATAACCAAAACGTACTACCTAAATGGAGTATTGGGCAACATTATGTTGTGAACCAAACTCAACAAAATACAAACTTTAACGTAGCATCAGTAACATCACCAGCACAATTTGCTATTGATGAATATAGTGCAGAAAGTGATGGTAACATTGTTTGCGAACCAAACTTTGTATTAAATGGTGCATCTAATATTAATGCAAGTTTAATTCTACCTGCAGCACCTTCTGCTCTTGATTCTAATACTTATGTAGCAGTAAGATTTTCAGGAATCTTAGCTCAGAACTGCACTAGCGTTAAGTAAAAAATATGCATGGTACGCTTATGAATACCCCTTTGGCGGTTGCAGGTCAAACCGCCATTATTTTATTATATTAAAACGTAAATAATGACTCTAGAAAGATTTGAAGCAGTTGAAATACCTGTACCATCAGGTAGTACATTAACTCGCTTTTATTTTAATGATTTACCAAATTTGCGTAATGCTAAGATAACCAGCGTACAAGTTTATACAACTGATACTATTTCTGCAACTCCATTAACAGGTGCTACACCTGTAACTATTGCAGATCTTAAAAAATCGTTTTTAACTTTGTATGAGGGTGATTTGCAGTTAATTTATAACATCCCTATGTTATCTTTTAACAATTTTGCACAAAATGCTACAACATCTGCAGCTTATGTGTTTCAATTACCGCAGGTTGATGGTATTACAATTTCATGGGTAAAATCATATATTTCACTACCAAGTGCTTTAGCGACTACAGGAACTACATATAGCTTTGGTGTGTATTATCATTTTTAAAAAATTAGTATCATGGCAGTGAATAAAGCACAAGCTACAGGTACTCGCAGAATTATGGAGTGGTTTGATAGAAATGCAACCACTCCATACTTTTCGGTATGGAGCAATACAACACCATCTAAAAAAGAATTAAATTTTGGATGGTACGAAGATGATTTAGAGGCAGGTAGAAATAAATTAGAAAATGATTTAGAGGCACTAGAACAAAATGGTGTTAATGAATTATATACTATTTTATTGCATCAGAAAAAAAATAAAGATGGTTATATCACTTTAGATACTCCATATTATGCATCTTTAAAATTTAGAGCAGCAGAATTAGAGCAGCCTATGGTAATGCCTATGAATCATATTGCTGGATTTAATTCAAACCAGCGTTTAGAATCAGTATTAGAGAAAATGATGGAAACACAAAACATGATTTTAACTAAATTGAGTGCTGATGAATTTAATGAAGATGATGAGGATGATGATGATCAGGATGATATGATAGGTGGACTTATGAAAAATCCTGAAATACAAGCTATGATTATGGGGGGAATAGGTAAAATATTTAATTTGGCAGGTGAGAAACCTGTAGCAGTTGCTGGTGTAACTGAATCAGATGAGGATGAGGTATTTACTATTGTTAATTCGCTAATGGATAAGGGGGTAACTATTGAGCATTTAAGAAAGCTAAATGAAATGTCTAGCGTAAAATTAAGTTCTCTATTATTAATGTTATAAACTTTTTTCACCTTTAATATATGCCTAGAAAAAATCCAATATTAACTGCAAGTACTGAAAAAGTAGTTACTTATGCTATAGGTGCAGGTATTACCTATTTTTTAATAGTTAAGCCTGTATTGGTAAAATTAGGTATTTTAAAAAGTGCTGCAGAAATAAAACAGGAAAAAGTAAATGCTGGAAACGTAGATACATATATTGCAGATACTTTAAGAGTGCAAACTCCTACTAAATCAGTAGGTGAATGGACTATTATAGCAGATAAGATTTATGAAGATTTGAAATTTAGTGCAATATCTGATGATAAAAAGGATGCTGGATATCAAGTTACAAGAGTAAAAAATGATGCAGATATAGCCGTTTTATACAAAGCATTTGGTAAAAGGCAGGAATATTACTTTGGTGTACCTTATGGGGGATTAAGAGATTTGATGGCATTTATAACCTCTAATTTATCTAGTGATGCAATAGCAACCATTAACGATAATTATAGAAGAAAAAATATAAAATTTAGATTTTAATGGATAAGATTAAAACAATAGCAGCATTAGGATTAGGGATTCTACTTTTTTCATCCTTTAGAAAAAAAGGTACTCCTACATCTACATCTAGTAGAGGGTATATTATACCTTCTAATTTACCTACAGGTGTTAAGTTAGTTTATAGCAAAGTAGGCACTATAGTATATGATAGAAATTTTAACGAAATATATACCTATGAAAATCCAAACTTTGGATTAGCAGTTACAGGTACAAAAGGGTATGAAATGTACTCCGTTGTAATTGGTAATGATTTTCTAAATGGTATTCAAGGTTTTGTATTTAAAAACGATGTAACTGAATAATATGAAAACTAATAAAAATTTAATGCTATTATTAGCTGCAGGTGTAGCTTATTGGTATTTTGCAATATATCTAAAAAAGAAAAAATCAGGTTTACCACCTAATAGGAGTGATATAGTTATCAAAGAGGATTTAAATGCTCCTTTAACTCCTGAGTATATACCTGTACAACAAAGATTGCAGCCACTAGCTTATCAATCTGATGTAGTTTCTGAAAGCAATGATGTTTATAATGTTAAATATACAATGTCTGGTTATAAAAGATTAGGCAAAGTACCAAATACAATTTAATTATGCAACAAGTAAATATAACCGCACTTAAATATGAAGTTGATTTTTATCAAGTTGA